ATTAAGCAAACTAAGATAAAAAGTGATGCTATTAAAAAGTCTAGTGATGAAAGAAAGAAAGCAAATGAAAAGGAACTAGCAGAAGAAAAGAAACATAAAGATAATCTTTTAAAACTTGAACTAGAGCAGATAGCAGCAGAAGAAAAGGCGTATGAAGATTACAGGGTAAGACAATTAACTGATAGAGAGAAGGAAATTGAAACTTTAAGTAATAGATACTTTGAGGAACAAGCCGCTTTAAAAGGTAATAACGAAATGCTTTTACTTTTGAAAGAGGAGTATGAAAAAAATAAGTTTGATATAGAAGATAAGTATGTACAGTTATCTATTGACAAAGAAAAGGAACTACAAGATAAAGTAGATGCCGACCAAAAAGAAAAGGATGAAAAAGAAGCAGCAGACTTTAAAGAAAAGTGGGATACTAGATATAATGTTACTAGCGAATTTATTAGCAGTCTTTCTGCTTTAAGTGATGCAAGGCTTGAAGCAGATTTAAAAAACGCAGGAGATAATGAAGCCGCACAAGAGAAGTTTAGAAAAAAGGCTTTTGAGCGTAACAAAAAACTACAATTAGCACAAGCAACCATTGATGGAATTAGAGCGGTTATTAGTACGTTTGGTTCAACTCCTGGCGGGTTAATTGCTAAGAGTATTGCAGCAAGTATAGCAGGTATTACCGCCCTTGCAAATATAAAAAAGATTGCGTCTACTTCTTATGCAGGTTCAACAGGTGGAGGAAGCACACCAAGTTCTTTAGGTAACACCTCAGCAGGTTCTGGAGGTGCAAACGTAGGGCAAGTAACTAACACCACTACTACAATAGGAGAGCCTACTAAAGTTTATGTAACTGAGCAAGATATTAGTAATACTCAAAATAAGGTTAGTGTAAATGAAGCACAAGCAACAATATAAAAAAATAGGGGGTATAGGTTCTCATTTATTCACTAGCAGGGAGAACTCCACGAGACACAAAATATGTTTCTGCCTTTCGGCTTCGTCAGTCGTAAAAAATGCTAGTCCAGATGCTCAATATGTCAACCCCCTTTTTGAGCCAACGATTTTTAAATGCTGACACAAAGATAGTAAACTTTTTAAATATACCAAATAAATATTAAAATAATATAATAGAATTATGAAGACATACGAATTAGTAATAGATAGCAAGGAAGAAAGCGGTGTAGATTATATTGCCCTTGTTGACCGTCCCGCAATAGAGAGCGACTGGCAGGCTTTCAAAGAAACTAAATTACAGTTTCAAGTAAAGGATGAAGATAAAAGAATAGTAAGCGGTTATTTTATGATTGCTGATAAACCTATCTACCGTAACAACGACCAATTAGGAGAGCATAACGTAATATTTAGAGCGGATGTTATTAAAGACATAGTATTTAAGTTTATGGCTAACGGCTTTAATTCAAATACTAATTTAATGCATGAGGAAGAATTAAGGCTTTCAGATGTGTTTGTATTTGAAAGTTTACTAATAGACAGAGCAAGAGGTGTAGAACCACCTAAAGGTTATGAGGATGCTCCAGATGGTTCGTGGTGGGGAAGTATGCGAGTGAATAATGACAAAGTATGGGGTTTAATTAAAGAGGGGAAGTTTAAAGGTTTCTCGGTAGAGGGCTTTTTTAGTTATGTAAAAGAAGAAAGTGAGGACGAGCAGAAACTAAGAAAAGTTATTGAACTGTTAAAAAGTCTTTAAAAATATTACAAGTATAAATTTAATAAATATAATAACAATATGGAAGCAACCAATATTTTAGAAAAGATTAAAAAAATCGTGTTTGGCGAAGAAGTGGCAGAAATGCCAGTAGTTGAACATACCTTTATGGATGCGACTTTAGAAGATGGTACATTGATTAACATTGAACCCGCACTAGAGGTAGGAGCGGCAGTAGTTGTAATTGATGCAGAGAGCAACCCAACAGTAGCGCCAGATGCAGAACATACCCTAGCGGATGGTTCTAAGTTTGTAACAGTTGAGGGGGTTATTACTGAAATTATACCAGCGGAAGAAGTAGTAGTAGAGGATGAAGTACCAATGGCAACAGAGCCAACGGAAACGCAAGAGCAAAAAGTTAAAAAGGTAGTTGAATCTATTGTTAAAGAGTCGCACTTCGCTAGTGAAGAAATGGTTAACACAGTAGCAAACGAACTTAAAGAACTATTTGCAGCAGAATTAACAAAAGCAAAGAACGAAATTAAAGACATCGTAATGAAGTCTTTCGTAGAGTTCGGAGAAGTACCAAAACAAGCACCAACGGAAAAGCCGAAAGGAGCAAAGAAAACAAACATTTTTTTACCTAAATAAAAATTTTAAATTATGAGTTTTACAGTATCAGGATTGGCTGCATATATTGAGAATCAAGATTTCCCATTAGTAGCACAAATACAAGTTTCATCTAACACGGCTGCGTTAGCATCGAAACAAACAGGAATTAAAGGAAGTTCTAAACTTCACTTTTTAGCGTCTACTATCGTTTTCCAAGATGGAGCGAACTGTACACGTTCTGCAAATATGGCAACAACTTTAACAGACAGAACTCTTACAGTAGGAGATATTGCTTTGTATGAAGATTTGTGCGCTAAAGATTTGATTGGTAAATACACTCAAATTTATATGCAAAAAGGTGCAGCAGGAGATAGCGTTTTGCCGTCTGAAATTGATGCAGTTTATATGCAGCAAAAAATGGAAGGTCTTAAAAAACAGTTAGAGATTTCTGATTGGCAAGGAGATACTGGTTCAGGGACTAACAACCTTTCTTACTATGATGGGTGGGCTAAGATTATAGATGCAGGTTCTCCAGCAGACGGTAATACAGGAAGTGTAACAGTTGCGACAGGTGTAACTACTGCTAACATTATTGCTATTCTTCAAGCAATGTTTTTGGAAATTCCTCAAAACATTAGAGATAGAGCAGACCTTTCAATCTTTATGCCTAGAGAGTTTTATGATAAGTATGTAGTTGCTTTGATTAATGCTAACTTGTTCCACTATGTTGGAGAGGATGGAATATCTAAACTTCACGGTACTAACGTAGCCGTAAGACCAACAGACGGACTTAATGGAACAAACAGAATGTTCTTGACTTGGAATGAGAATTTAGTTATCGGAATGGATGGAGATGCTGACGAGGATAGCATGGTAGTTAGATTAGACCCTGTAACTGAGAAAAACATTTTCTTTGATGTTAATTTCAAAAGAGGAACACAAGTTTACTTTACTGAGGAAGTAGTAGAATTTACTTTAGTACCTTAATAATTAAATAATAACAATAATCAAGGGTAGTGGTTAAAATACTACTACCCTTTTTTTATAAAAAAAATAATATAATAATATGGCGTGTTTACTAACATCAGGATTTACACTAGATTGTAATGACAATATCGGAGGTATCGAGGAGATACTTTTAGGCAACTTTTCAGAGGTTACCGCATTTACAGAAGCAGCTGGGACTATTTCAGCAATTACACAAGCGGGTGCAACTTCTTTTTACAGATACGAAATAGAGCAAGAAGATAGCGACTTTGTCACTACTGAAAACAGAAGTGCAGAAGCGGGAACTTTGTTTTATGAAACTGTTTTAAATTTCACTATTGACAAACTAAGCGCAACAAAAAGCGAGGAATTAAAACTTATGGCACAAGCTAGAAAGTTGTTAGTTATTGCTAAGTTGTCAGACGGTCAATATGTGGCAATGGGATTTGATAGAGGAGCAATGAAACAAGGAGGAACTAACCAAGCGGCAAGTGGTAAAGCGTACGGAGATAAGCAAGGTTACACAATTGGTTTAACTTGTAAAGAATCTCACTACCCTTACTTTGTTTCTTCTGGAGTAGTTTCAGGTTTGACTATTGCTTAATTAATCTTTAAGTAAAAGAAAAGCCTACTTAGTTAATTCTAGGTAGGCTTTTTTGTTTAGTACAATAATATACAAATGTAAATTATTTTTATATTATTAAAGTATGGAGTTTAAAAAAGAATTAATTAACCACAGATGGAACTCTGACAAGTTTAGAGGTATTCTAATTTGTGAGGAAAACAAAGAACTTTTAATTAAGTTAGGTGCTGACGTATTCGAAAAACCAAAAGCAAAGAAGTTTAAAGCAATTATAGAAGATGACAATAGCAATACAGAAGAATCAGTTTAATGAGTTCTCTATAAGTAACGCTTTAGATAATTCTATTTTTGCTAGTAGGACTTATCTATTCAAGTTTATAGGTGGTAGTACGAAGGTAGAACAAACTTTGGTACTTGCTCCTACTATCTCAGAAAACCGCTTTAACTTTTCTCTAACAGAGGGGGTAGATATAACCTTTAACGAGTTAGGTTTTTACGAGTGGGAACTATACGAAGTTAACGGAACTAATAACCTGCTTTGTAATGGCTTTTTAAAAGTATATGAAACAGTAACCGCACCAATTACACCAACTGCCTTAGACGGCAAAACATACATAGTCTATAATGGATAAGGAAAAAGTAAAATATAGTTTTAGTTTCATCTCTTTTGATGCGCATAAACCGCCTGTAATTTTTGAACAAAAAAATAAAGAATATATCATCTTCGGTAATGATTCAGAATATTATAATAACTACCCTAAGTACTTGCTGGATAATTACAACAAATCTAGCATTCATAATTCTATTTGCAACGGTAAGATTAATTACATCGTTGGAAGCGGACTAGAAGTAAAGTATTTCTCAGACCCTAGCGCCCTTGCATTGGCTAAGGCTACTATTAAAAGTGTTAATGATTATGAAGATGCGGATGACCTTAATAGAAAGTTATCTACTGATTTAGTCATATTTGGCGGTTTCTACGCTGAGTTAATACAAACTAAGGGAGGAAATATACAAGCGTTTCACTTGTCATTTGATTACATTAGACGTTCTAAAGAAGATGAAAATGTATGGTATTACACTAAAGATTGGACTTGTAGAAAGCCAGAGCAAAACGAGGACTTTAAAACCTTTCACACCTTTGAGGGTAAATTTGAAAGCGGCAAAAATTACTTAGTAGATTATTCACTTTACAGAGCAGGTAACGAGCCTTATGCATTGCCTGACTATTTGGCTGCCAATGGTTATATCGAGTTAGATTGGAGAATAGGGAACTTCCTTTTACAGAATGTAAAGTCTGGTTTTAGCGCAGGTTTTATACTTAATTTCTACAACGGACACCCAGAGCCAGACCAACAAAGAGATATTGAAAGACAGATTAAAAAGAAGTTTGGAGGAGATGATGCAGGAGGTAGTTTTGTTTTAAACTTTAACGACCCTGAAAGCAAGAGCGCAGAGATAGTACCTATTCCTACCAATGGACACGATGACAGATTTAACACGTTAAAAGAAGCGGTTAGAGATAACTTGTTTACTGCTCACAATATAACAAACCCTATGTTATTTGGAGTTCGTGAAGCAGGTTCTTTAGGGGGTAGTACTGAGATAATAGAATCTTTTAACTTAATGCAAAACACTTGGACTAATAACAGGCAGATATTATTAGAGAAGTTTTGGAATGATTTACTAGTATTTAAAGGAGTAGGAGCAAAGTTAGCAATTATTGAAGCGCAACCACTTGGAGAAAGCGAGAAAGTTAACGAGGTTGCTTTAGCACTTGGTACATTATCTCCTTTAGTTGCAACTAAGATACTTGAAGCAATGACTAATACAGAGGTTAGAGCATTGATAGGCTTAGAGGGTTCTGTAATTAAAACGCAAGAAGCAAACAATACAACTACTACAAACTTCTCTAAAGAAGATACTGATAGTATTATGCTAGAGTTCTTTAATAGTTGCGGTATAGATGACGATGACTTAGAAGTTATTGAAAGTAGAGAGTTAATGGCAAGTTCTATTGAAGATGCCGAAAGCCAAAGGTTAAACTTTGCTACTATAACAGATTTACAAAGTCAAATACTTTCTATAATTGTGGCTAACCCTAACACACCAGTTGCAGAGATTGCCGAAGCCATAGGAGAAACACCACAGGCAACTATGGATCAGATAGATATAATGAGGGCTAATGGATTGGTTGACTTGAATAAAGACAGCAACCCAGAGCCAACAGAAGAGGGAAAGAAAGAAAATGAAAACGAGGTATTTTTAGTTTACAAATACGCAGAGAGATTAGATGCTCCACCATTAAAAGGAGAGAGTAGGTTTTTTTGTAAAACTTTAATGTCATTGAATAGGAGTTACACTTTAGCAGATATTAAAAGATTAAGAAACGGACAAGGGTTAGACGTTTTCACTTCGAGAGGAGGGTGGTACACAAAACCAAACACTAACACTCACGCCCCTTATTGCAGACACACATGGGTACAAAGACTAGTAAAAAGAAAGAAAAAATAAGTTCTTATCAAAAGTTAAAAATGAGATTAGAGCATTATAAAAGCGGAGTGGAAGCAATGATTGAAAGACCTCACACAGCAGAAGCGAAAGCATTTAGAATTAATTATAAATTAGACAACGATTTAATGTAATGGCAAACGTATTATTTATAAGTGAGAGTTACTTAAAATCTTCTACCAACATAGATGAGAATGTAGATGTAAAGGAGATAGTTCCAGCTATTGTAGATGCTCAGGAGATGCATTTACTGCCTGTTTTGGGTTCTGCTTTATACGATGACTTAAAAACAAAGATAGCAGCGAGTACTACTAATGCAGCGGAGGACACTTTACTAAGTGATTATATTGCTCCTATGCTGGTTAAGTTTGTGCAAATGGAGTTATCTAGTGATTTACTTTTTAAGTATAGAGATAAAGGAGTAATGACTAAAAGTAGTGAAAACTCACAACCTGTGGACTATACACAAATGAGGTTTTTAATGGATAGATGGGATAATAAAGCACAATTCTATAAGAAGCGTCTAATTGATTATTTATGCGGTAATAAAGTTCTGTTTCCTGCATACTTACAAAGTCCTAACACTTGGGATATGATACCAGAAACAGACGCATTTACTAACCCTTTTTACTTAGGTACTGAAACATGGGAAGAAAGAAAACTGAGAGCAAAACTGCGAGGAAGTTTGTAAACATAGATAAAAAATTAACACAATATTTTAATGCTAAGTTACCAAAAAATAATACTAGAGAGCCAAACGTTCGCAAATAACCACCAACAAATTAATAGTTTTGGTAATGGCGATTTATGGGAAACGGTGCAAAGAGATAAACTACAAGCGTTTAACTATCCGTTATTGTGGATGCAAGATAATGGAAGTACTATTCAAGATAAAGCAATATTCTTTAACTTTAATGTGTTGGCACTTGACCAGGTATTAAACGGTGAAGCAAACGAAAACTTTGTCAAGTCTAGTATGCATCAAATACTACTTGACTATATGGCTTACTTTAGACACGTTATATTGTACGATATAGACGGAGAAAGAATAAAGTTTGATTTGCAACTAAGCGCTAATCTAACAAGTTTTACGGAGAGATTACCCGATGAATTAACGGGGTGGGTAATGAGTGTATCTTTCAAAACACCTTTTAACTATAATAAATGTAACATACCAGAAATAGGAAATTAAGAAATGAACAATACAATAAACGAATTATGGGCTAAGTTTATAGCACTAGGATTATCAGGATTAATAAGCATATCTCTTTATTTGTCGCCTATTTATCCTTTAGTGGGATTGGTACTTGCTACTATATTAGCAGATACTTTGTCTGGTCGTTGGGCTGCTAGACATATAGCAAGATTGGAGGGTAAAGATGTGAGGTTAGAAGTATCGAGCAGAAAGACTAGAGATGGGTTAATACCTAAGATACTAGGCTATATTTCTGTGATATTGTTTGTTTATATTTTAGATCGGTTTATGCTTTCTGATTTAGTTACTCATTTTTTTCCAGCCTTTCCAGTAGAGTATAGTGCTACAAAGATAGGCGGTTTAATTTTAATGTGGATAGAATTTGATAGCATAGACGAGAATTACTACAAAGTTAAAAATGTAAGAATCAAAGATATTATTTCCGATAAAGTTAAAAAATTAAGAGAATTATTTAAGTCCTTTAAAAAATAGTTTATATTTGCCTAAAACACAAGGATGGCTAAGACAAATTGCAGAGCAACACCCGAACAAATTAAACAACTTGGTATCGAGCCTAACGACTGTGGTAGATACAGGTTGAAACCAGCGCAAGTTGAAAAACTGAATAAGATAAAACTTGATAGCGGTAGCGTAAAACAAAAGGGTCATATAAAAAAACTAGGCTTGGAGAATCACGAAGCACAAGCGATAAATAGTCCTTACTACTGGGACAAGTCAGACCCGAAGTATTCATTTTTTGTAAAGAATCCTAACTTCAAGAATGAGAATAAAGATAGTTTTGTTGAAGAATTAGTAGAATCATTAAAAGACCACGTGCCAAACTATCCAAAGATTAAAAGGAAAGTAGAGAGTGACGGTCATTTATTAGTAGTAGACCCAGCAGATATACACGTAGGTAAACTTGCTAGAGCATTTGAAACTGGAGAAGAGTATAACGCACAGATAGCAGTTAAACGTGTCTTAGATGGCGTTAAAGGAATCATTCAAAAGTCTAACGGGTTTAATATTGATAAGGTTTTATTTGTAGGTGGTAACGATATACTTCATATTGATACACCACAAAGAAAAACAACGTCAGGAACTCCGCAAGATACAGATGGAATGTGGTACGATAACTTCTTAATCGCTAAACAACTTTATGTTGAAGTTTTAGAAATGCTTTTAACTGTGGCAGATGTTCACTTTGTGTTTAATCCAAGTAATCACGACTATACAAACGGGTTCTTTTTAGCGGATGTTATAAGTACTCATTTTAGAAACTGTAAGAATATAACTTTTGATTGTTCGATAGCACATAGAAAGTATTTTAGTTACGGTAAAAATCTAATAGGAACTACTCACGGAGATGGAGCAAAACAACAAGATTTAGGAAGCCTTATGAGTATCGAAGCGAAAGACCTTTGGGCGTATGCTGAACATAGATATTATTATACGCACCACGTACACCACAAAACCGCAAAAGACTTTATTAATGTAACAGTTGAGAGTTTAAGAAGTCCAAGCGGTTCGGATAGTTGGCACGATAGAAACGGTTACAAGGGAGCGCCTAAAGCGGTAGAGGGTTTTATACATCACAAGGACTACGGACAAGTCGCACGTTTAACACATATATTTTAACATTATGAGAAACATTAAATACATAGTACTACATTGTACTGCCACACCTCAAAACACTACAATAGAATCTATAAAGAAACATTGGAAGCGTATAGGCTGGAAAAATGTAGGCTATCATTGGATCGTTAAACCTAACGGAAGTGCTGAAAGGTTGGCTACAATTGATAAAATAACAAACGGTGTAAAAGGTTACAATAGTAATTCAATACATATTAGTTATATCGGCGGCAAGGATATTGACGATAGAACAGAAGAGCAAAAAGATACTATTAAAGATTTAGTAGAAGCATTAAAAATAGAGTTTCCTGATGCTGTAATTCAAGGTCATAGAGATTTCCCAAACGTTAAAAAGTCTTGTCCTAGATTTGATGCTAAAGTAGAATTTGAATATTTGAACAAATAGATTATGAAAAGAAATAAAGTAAGTTTTGATTTTGATGGAACTATTGAATTTGAATCGGTAAAGGAATATGCAAAATATTTAGTTGAAATAGGCATAGATGTACATATAGTCACTGCTAGACATCACTGTTTTTATTTAGATGTATTAGAGGTTGCTGACTATATTAAAATACCTCACTTCAATGTAATTTTTACAAACGGAAGGGAAAAAAGTGACTACTTTAAAAGAAATAAAGACTTTATATTTCATTTAGATGACGATTTAACAACTACTAGATTAATAAACGAAAGGACAAAAGTAAAAGGAGTTACTAATTGGGCTAACCCCATGTGGAAAGAAGAGTGTGAAGAATTAATATTTAAATAAATGAAAGCATTAATTAACGACCGGTTAAACGAACTTAAAAGTAAGTTATCAGAAGAGCAGCATCCGAAATTAACAAAGAAACTCAACACGCATAAAATATTTGAGTTACTATCAAGAATTTCAGAGTTAGAAAGATTGAAGAAACTACTACCTATATTATTAATAATACTTGCGTCTTGTTCGCCATCTAAGCGCATCAATCGAATAGTAAAAAAGCACCCTGAGTTACTCGTGTCCGATACTATAAGAGTAGTTGATACGGTAATAATTGATTCCTACATTCACGATACTACTACTAAATTTATTGAACACAAGACAGTTGAGGTAATAAATAACGAAAGGGTAAATCTAAAATATAGATACGATACCATAACCAATGAAATACATCATTACGTTGAATGTAAAGGCGATACACTTATAAGAGAAGTGTTAGTGCCATATCAACAAATTAAGACCGTTAAAAAGCATAGTTTTAACTGGTTTCTAATTGGCTTGTTAATAGGCTTTATTTTGATAGTGTTAATAAATAAACTCACTAAGTAAAGAATAAATTAATACATTTGCATCATTCATTGTTTAATTTTTAATTATTTCAGAAGAGCCACTTTAATAGGTGGCTTTTTTGTGTAATGAAATAAACAGTTAATAAGTGTTTATCTAGTTATGTGTATTCAAGTAAACACATTCATTTACTTATAGATTTAAAAGTAAACTTATTCGTTTACCGCTCATAAACTTATTTTGCCGTTCATCACAATTCTTGATTCGCGAATTGCAAATAGTATTAATATTGTGGTATAATTAAAAATCAAAACAAAATGAAAATTGAAAGAGAAATACTAGGAATAGATGTGACTATTCACTTTGATGACTACGGAAATGTAGAGGAAATAGAAGTAGATAGCGAGAATTTAGAAATACTTAACGAAAATGCTATCGACTTTCACAACCGGTCTCAGGAACTTGTAACAGATTACTTTGACGGTTTAAGAGAAGAGTACCAAGATAGACAATTTGAACTTAAAAGAGGTTATTAAAATGAAAAGAATTGAAATAATACAAAGACTGGCAGAAGTTGACGAATTAATAGTTAACTTAGAAAATAGAATAGAACGCCATACAAAGGAGTATAATAAACTTACTGACCTTTCTCTATGGAATAATGTGGCAAGATTAGGAAAGTACATTAAACACGACAAGAAAAGATTAGCATATCTTAACTTAGGCTTTCAAATGTTACTACACGATCTAAACAAATCAGAACGCCAAAGAACAATTGAAAGCAAAGAGTTTCAAGAGTGGCAGATTTATATAAAAGCAGAATTACAAAGTATTAAATTAAAAAAACAGTTATAAAAAGAAAGCATTAACTTAGCACAAAATTAAAAACTAAAACAAATGAAAAATTTAGCAAAAGCAGTATTATCTGTTATGGCAGAAGTACAAGGAATGGAGAAGAACTCTAAAGTAGGAGCGGGAAACGCTGCTTATGATGGTACAAAAGACCAAGACGTTAAAGATGTATTTAACAAAGCGTTAAGAAATGCGGGTTTATGTATGTTGCCAATTGATATTCAGGAGGAAACTCAAATAGATAGATGGACAGAAGAAAGCCAATATGGAATAAAGCAAAAGCAATCTGTTTTTACAAAGGTTAAAACAAAGTATTTACTATTACATGAAAGCGGAGAAAGTTTAGAGTTGGCTGGTTATGGTCACGGCATTGACTCGCAAGATAAAGGAGCAGGTAAAGCAACTACATACGCAATGAAGAACGCTTTACTTTATGCTTTTGTTACGCCAGTAGGAAAGATTGACGATACAGATACAACTCACTCTAATAATATTGAGATACCTAAAGTTAATTCTAAAGACGTTTTAACCGCTTGTAAGACACTTAAAGAACTTCAACAAGTTTACACCTCACTAAGTAAACAAGAGCAAGTTAAACACGTTGCTTTGAAAGATGAATTAAAAATTAAATTAAAATAAGATGAGCGCAAGTAAAAACGAATTTATAAACTGCCGTATGGCACACCAAGATTATTTAGAAATTCCTAACTATCTTAGGGAAAGAATAGAGGTTAAAAGCGTAGATGATGCTTTGCCAGAGTACAAAGATGACGAAACTTTAAAAGGTTTGTATCGTGAAAGTGCTAAATTAAAAGATAAGATTAAGATTAGACAATTCGAGATTAAGGACAATTTAAATAAAAACAAATAAAATTATGGAAGTGAAACAGAAAAAAGTAAAAGTAGGAGATATTAATTCTTTCGTTGGTAAAAATAATTTTACAGTTTCAGATTTAATATCGGTACTTAATAAGTTAAATAAAGACGCTTTGGTTAATTTTGGGGTAATAGAAAACAATTTAAACACTTCAATATCTTTTTACCAACATGAAAACATAGTATTTAAATGTAGGCAAAATGAGAATAGTTTAGAAGATTACGACACCTTAGACATATTAACTTACGCTTACGAAAGAGAACAATAAACAAGTAAAATAAATAGAGGCATCTAAATGCAAAACAATTATGTATAAAGTAAACGGAAAGATTACATCAATAGGAGATGTAAAAGAATTAGAAAATGGCGCTAAGGCGGTTAACTACATTGTAGAACACGTAGCGGAAAATGGTCATGTAACAAAGTATAATGTAGGACTTTACAAAGGCGAACAATACGCTGAACACGTAGACAACTTTGTTAAATATAACAAGGTAGGCGATGAAGTAGAATTAGAGTTTACAATTAGATCAACAGAATACAACGGTAAAATCTACAATAATCTAAACCATTGGAAGTTGGAGAAGTTAGGAGGTAATAAAAATATAATTGACTCCACACCTAACAACATAGCAAATGATGGAGAAGATGACCTTGCTTTCTAATCTACCACTTAAATAACATATCTACCGCTTATCACAATTTCAAAAAGTGATGGCGGTATTTTTTTACCTTTGAATTAAATTAAAAAATTATGAAACAAGAACACAAAGATTTACTATTTAAAGCTCTTTCGTTTTATTTGCCTTACAAACTTAAAATATGTTATAGGGTGTTAGATTTAGAAAATGGAGACCCTACAACCGATAATCCAGATGATAGAATGAAGGATTGTATAATGATTCTTGATTGTAATAAATTGCATTATGGTACTCTTTCTGAGAAAGATAGATGGTATGATAAACGTAGTTTATTCAAACCAATCCTTAGACCACTTTCGCAACTAAACGAAGAGATTGAGCATAATGGAGAAAGGTTTGAACCTTATGAAAAGTTAGGAAGTAAACCAAACTTAACTGATTACTCTATTGATGAAATTAATATTAATGGACTTAGTTTTGGATTAGTTACAAAACTTATCTCATGGCACTTCGATGTTTACGGACTTATAGAACTAGGATTAGCCATTGAAAAAAAGGATTAGTTATGAATATTAAAAACTCACAAAAAGACAAAAGGTTAAGGATACTTATAAACCTTTGTAAGATGAATAATAATTCATCAGTTAAAGAGATTAAATATAAAGCATTAGAAGCAGGTTTAGAACACGCTTTTAATAATTCTACTATTAGGCATTACTTAGATCTGTTTAAATACAAAAAAACTGAAAGTATAATTGAACAATCTTTTAACAAAAAGGAGCAAATTAGTAATAATGAATTTGATTATGCAACGCCAGATTTTTCAGCAATTACTTTTGAGGATTTAAGCATACAAGAGCAAGTAATATTTAGTTCACTATGTTAGAGGTTATATTAGATGAAGTTTGCAAGTACTTAGAAGTAAATGTAAGCGATATAAAAGGAGGTCGTAAATTTAGAAAGTTGGCTATTGCTAGATTTTACTATTGTTACTTTGCAAGGCACTTCTATTTAAAGTCAGAGGATCAAAATATA